ATATATCTTTGGATACTACAATATTGTCCTCCGATCCTGCTTCGTATGGTGAAAGTATCCTACTTGAAACTGGTGGCAATGAGTTCCTTATAAGTGAAGAATATGTAATAAGGGATAAGACAATTCAAAATGAGTTGTTTGATACATTGGATGATACTGTAATGGACTTTAATGAGTCAAATCCATTTGGTGATGCAGGGAGTACAAACGTATGACCACAGGTCAAATAGCTACAGCTGAACAATCACTATACGCCAACTTGATTGCAGAAGCAATTCAAATTCACGGTCATGATGTATATTATCTTGACCGTACACTAGTTGCAGAAGACAAAGTGCTTGGCGAAGACGCACTATCTAAGTTTAACACCCAGTCTCTTATCGAAATGTATATGGAAGATTCTGGTGGTGGTTATGCTGGAGAACAAGAACTGATGTCTCAGTTCGGTTTACAGAACCTAAGTGAAGCAACCTTTGTTGTAAGTAAGACAAGGTTCCAAGAGAAGACAAAACAATTACAAATCGAAACAGCAACAGACTCAACATCGTCTGGTTCTATTCAATTGGAATCTGGTACAATTACGGAATCTGCACTAGCGGGTGAGATATTTTATATTCTAAACGAATCTGATGCGACTGATGCTGATCGTCCCCTAGAGGGTGATGCGATTTATCACCCGGTACTCAAGAAACTATTTGAGATTAACTTTGTGGATCATGATGAACCTTTCCATCAATTGGATAATAACCCAGTTTACAAGATGCGATGCCGCCTGTTTGATTACGGTTCAGAAGCTCTTGATACAGGTATTACTGAAATTGACGCAATTGAAACTTCTCTCTCAACCGCAAGTTCTGACTATCAGATTACTCTTGAACAGGCAACTATTGTTGGTGAAGGATTAACTGTAGATCGATCTTATTATACTGCTGATATATCTAATGTTACTGTAGATGCTGTAACAATTAGTGCAGATGACGATCCAGCGTCGTTTGGTGAAAGTATCCTACTCGAAACTGGTAGTGATGAATATATTATATCTGAAGACTACTATATTGGTGATTATGTGAATGACAAGACCTCACAAAATGAATTGTTTGATACATTAGATGATACAGTACTGGACTTCAGTGAGTCAAATCCATTTGGTGATCCTACATGATTATAAATAGTATTAGGAGAATTTAGATGGCAAATCAATCAATTGGAATAGGTAGTGCTGTAGACGATGGCACTGGAGATACTTTACGAGTAGCTATCGATAAAGTTAATGATAATTTCTTAGAGATTTATACTCTAATTGGAGATGCATCGTCTTTGACCAGCGGTATTAGTGCAACTGCAACAGTGGTGACTTTAGCTACACCAACAATAACTGGAACTGCCACTATGGCAGATTTAGATATATCTGGTGACGTTGATATTGACGGAACCTTGGAAGCAGATGCAATCACTATTGACGGTGTTACACTTGCTGAAACCATCTCTGATACAGTTGGAGCGATGGTTGGTTCTAATACAGAGACAGGTATTACAGTTTCATATGTTGATGGGGATAATACACTAGACTTTGTAATGGGTACTACGCAATCAACTATTACATCTCTTACAAATGCAGCTTTAGTTGTTGGTAGAGATGCTGACAATGATATAGATTTTGCAACAGATAATAATATTATCTTTAGAGCTGGTGGTGCAGATCAAATAAAATTAATAGATGGTGCGATTGCACCTGTAACAGATAACGATATTGACTTAGGTACTTCTTCTTTAGAATTTAAAGATGCTTTCTTTGATGGAACAGTTACATCTGACGCATTTGTTGGACCTCTTACTGGTGAAGTTACAGGTAATGCTTCAACAGCAACAATACTCGCAACTGCTAGAACTATTGGTGGCACATCATTTAACGGTAGTGCTAATATTGCGGTAGCACTATCTGCAACAGCAACTGCACTAGCAACAGCAAGAACTATCGGTGGAACATCGTTTGACGGTACTGCAAATATCGCAGTTGCTTTGGCATCTGTTGGTACTGCTGTTACAGTAGCAGATGAGTCAAGTGATACAACTTGTTTCCCATTATTTGCAACTGCTGCGACAGGTGATTTGCCCCCGAAGAGTGGTTCTAATTTAACTTTTAATGCTAGTAGTGGTCTATTAACTGCAACACTATTTGCTGGTGCGTTAACAGGTAATGTGACAGGTAACGCAAGTGGAACCGCTGCTACAGTTACAGGTGCAGCTCAATCTGCAATTACTTCAGTTGGTACATTAACTACACTACAAGTAGATAATATTAACATTAATGGTAATGCTATTACGAGTACTGCTGGTACAGACTTGACAATTTCTCCCGTAGGAGGACAACAGATTGTCCTTGATGGTGCAATTGTTATTGACGCTGGTGTGGTTACTGGTGCAACAAGCATTACATCAACAGCATTTGTTGGTGGTTTAACGGGTAATGCATCTACAGCAACTGCACTAGCAACAGCAAGAACTATCGGTGGAACATCATTTGATGGTTCGGGAAATATCGCAGTTGCTTTAGCATCTGTTGGTACTGCTGTTACAGTAGCAGATGAGTCAAGTGATACTACTTGTTTTCCATTATTTACAACTGCGGCAACAGGCGATTTACCACCCAAGAGTGGTACAAACCTAACATTTAATAGTAGTACTGGTATAGTAACTGCTACAGGATTTGCTGGTGCGTTAACAGGAAACGTAACAGGAAACGCATCTGGTACAGCCGCAACTGTTACTGGTGCTGCTCAGACTGCTATTACTTCAGTAGGAACATTAACAGCATTACAAGTAGATAATCTTAATATAAATGGTAATACATTAAGTTCAACTGCTGGTACTGATTTATTAATTACGCCATTAGGTGGACAACAGATTGTTCTTGATGGTGCTATTATCATTGATGCTGGTGTAGTTACTGGTGCAACAAGTATTACGTCAAGTTCATTTGTTGGTGCATTAACTGGTAACGCATCTGGAACTGCTGCAACTGTTACTGGTGCAGCCCAAACAAATATTACTAGTGTTGGTACACTTACTGCACTTCAAATAGATAATCTTAATATAAATGGTAATACATTAAGTTCAACTGCTGGAACTGACTTGTTAATTACACCACTGTCAGGTCAACAGATTGTTCTTGATGGTGCTATTATCATTGATGCTGGTGTAGTTACTGGTGCAACAAGTATTACATCAACAGCATTTGTTGGTAACTTAACAGGTAATTTGGCCGGTACAGTTTCTACTGCAACACAAAATTCAATAACTACTGCGACTGGCCTAGTGTCAGTAGGCGCATTAAACTCTGGTAGTATTACTTCTGGATTTACAAGTATTGATGTTGGTGCTGGTGCAATCTCAACAACTGGTGCAGTTACCTATGGATCATTAAATGATGGAACAACTGCTCTAGGTGCAACCGCAGCAGAATTAAATATACTAGATGCAAGTGCTGGTAATGTGGCAGCTGCTTCTGATGTTGCAACAAGCGCAGGTGCAGTCACATCAAATAATGCTAAAATATCGCACACTATTACATTAAATGCTAACTTAGCTGACGATGCAATACATGCAGATATTGTAGTTACAAGTGATAAATGCCTTGCAACATCAGTTGTGATGGCAAGTTCAAGTTTAGCAGTTGGTATTAATATACATACTATTGCGGCTGGATCATTTAAAGTATCAATAACTAATTTAACTGGCGCACAAATGGACGATGATTCAACGCTTGTTGTGAACTATAGGATAATATAATGAATAGGGAGAATATATAATGTTAGGGCAACAGTTCTACCATGAAACAGTACGCAACATAGTTGTGGGTTTCGGAACAATTTTTAATAATATTCAGTTAGTTCGTAAGGATAATGCTGGGGCAGTTCAACAAACTATGAAGGTTCCTTTGGCATATGGTCCAAGGCAGAAGTTTCTTGTTCGACTGAATGATGATGCCGATCTCAGTAAAGCTGCAGCTGTTACTTTGCCTCGTATCGGTTTTGAGATTACAGGACTTTCCTATGATCCTGCACGAAAACTAAATC